AGTGAACTAGAACAGATTCAGAAAGACGAAGGATTTGAGTCAGGTGTATATAAAGATACAATGGGAATCAAGACTATTGGTTATGGTTTTAATCTGGAAAGAGCAGGAGCACAAGAAGCATTAGATAAAGCTGGTATTAAAAAATCTCTTGCAGATTTAAGTAGTGGTGACGTAACCATGACTGAAGAAGAAGCATCCAGATTAATGTTGGGTGAGATGCCTCACTTTAAAAAGGTTGCAGAAAGATTTGTTGGTAAAGAAACGTGGAAGAATCTCTCAGGTAACAGACAAGGGATCATCACCAACATGGCATACAACATGGGTGAAGGAACTTTAAACAAATTTAAAAAACTGAAAGCAGCTATTAAGTCTGGTGATTGGCAAGAAGCACAAGTACAAATGAAAGATTCTTCTTGGTCTAAACAAGTTAAGGGAAGATCAGATAGATTGATTGCAAGAATGGGACAAAATGATACTGGAACACAATTAGCTTCAGCACAATCTACATCAGATAGTTTGGGTAGTAGTGGAGGAGGAGGTGTCATTATAGCACCTAACAATGTCACCAATTCAACTACCAATTCAAGTCCTATGTATGCACATGAAACCACACATAGAGATACTGAAATGCTAAATAATACAGCTATCTTAGATGCATAAAAAAATAGTGGGGGAGAACCCCCCACTACTCAAGTCTTATTCAGAATCAGCTAACTTCTTAAAGTAATCTAAAGAACTGTCTGAATCTGAGGAGGTAGTAACAGTTTCTTCATTATTACTTTCTTCAATCGTTTCAAATCCTGATCCACCACCAACTACAGTATTAAATCTTGCTTCAAGTTCCTGATAGGACTTAAAACTTGACGGATCAACTAACTCTTGTAACGAATGTTGCTGTTTCCAAACTTCTTCAAGGTCTGCATCTTTGCCATCACAAAGTGGTGTAACGGATGCAAATTCTGATTTATCATAATTTGCAAAACCATCAACTTGACGCATCTTCATCTTGAAGTTTGCACCTTCCCAGAAGTCGAAAGGATTTAGGGGAGATTCATCTTTGAACTCAGGATTCATCACACTAGTAATCTTCTCAAAGATTTTCTTACCGTAACGAAATAAAAATACCTTTCCCTCATTCCCTGCATTGGCACTATCTTCCAATACTAAAATGTTAGAATAGAAATTCAATTTACGTTTACGATCTCTAGCTATATTTTTGTCTGATTCGATACCAGAGTTCCACAATGCAGTATTAGCTTTGGAAACTGGGTCATCTTTACCAAGAGTGGTTAAAGAGTTTTCGATATACCATCCACCGGGACCTTTGAATCCGTGTGTCCAAAGTTTAACCCATGGTACATCTTCGTTCGGAGGTGCTGGAAGAAAACGAATAATAGCATATCCATTTCCCGACTTATCTCTTTCTAGTTTCCAAATACGTTCATCTACATAAGATGGTTTCTCAGAAAGTTTTGCAACTTGCTCAGAAAGAGATTCCATGTTTTTACTACGATTCTTTTTTAAGTCTTTAAAACTTGCCATAATTTTTACTCCTTATTACGTTGTATTATTTTATTACGTTATATTACTATGCTTCCAAGACTTCAGTATGAAATCTTTGCCCACCCAATACCCACAAGTTCACCATCCCCTTTCTTATATCGGAAGCTTTGCTGTCTTTTTCAACATATTGAGGCCCTGTGCCTCAACTTCAATTTTATCCTTAATAGATTTGTTCAATATCTTTGCTATTGATTCAATTTCAACATCTACGTTATGGGCATATTCAACTATAGCTTCCATATACGTTATCTGTTTTGTTGCAACCATTTCTTCTAATGTAATGTTAATATCAATACTCATCTCAATTCCTTTATTTTATCACAAATACCCAACTTCTTTGCTTCCTTTGCACTCAACCAACAATCTTGTGCTGGTAATAAATACTGTCTAATCTTTTTCTCTGTTAATCCGGTACACCTTTTATAATGTGAAATCATTCTTTGAGTCGTCAATTCATATTCTTTAACAGTTGCAAATAATTCATGTTCCTTACCATAAGTTCCCCAAGTATATTGATGTGACATAATAGATGTATTTGGTGTTAAAGTTCTATATCCTTTCTCACCTGTAATAAAAATTGCAAATGCTGCTGAAGCCACACAACCAATCCCAATTGTATAGATTGGGATTGCACTTCCATTTATTACATCAATTACTGCAAAAGCTGAACTAAGATCACCTCCACCTGAATTAATAACAATTTGTAAGTGTTTCAGTTTTGGATTACTTAAATTTTTAGTAAAAATAAAATTAATTAAATCTTTACATGATGTTTCATTCACAGCATCCATAAAAAGATAAATACCGCTATCTTCTGGAGATGGTGTTGATTGAGTATCACTACCCGTTTTAGAATTGATTTTCTGCATACTACCATCTCCTGTTTTAGTTGTCAACTACTCATGTAGATAATCCTTCCAAAATATATGATCCCCAATTTGCAACACCTTAATCATCTTGTTATTCCAATATGGATTAACATCTATTCTATGATAAAACTTTGCACCATTAAGAAAATCTTTCATGTCCCATGTTTTACCAAAGTGTGTAATATGAACACCTGGCTGTTTTAACATAGCTCTTGCAATAGTCTTGGATACTTTCCATGCTATTCGATCTCTCGGTGTATCTGATAGTCCATCACAATACCAAGAGAACTGACACATATGTTTTTTTATCTTACCATTTCTATACCGATTAGCTTGATGAATAACTTTACATATACTATTGGGGAATCTTCTACTTTCAACACGATTTATCGTGACAAGAGCAACAGCAATCTGACCCTTAGTAGTTTGATCTCTAGCTTCAAAATAAACATTCTGAGCCAGACACTTAACTTCATCTTGATAGTCATAAGATGTTGGAACATAAGTCACTCTCTTAAATGCTGTACAAGATACCAAAATAATACATAACAAAATAAGTTTCTTCATATCATCACCAAAAATAAATAAGTCCCCAAATAATTCCACTCACTAATACTAAATCTGCTATTATTGACCATGTAATATATAATTTAAATAACAACTTTGAATGTTTACTTTTTCTGATTCGTAGGAGGAGGTTCCGCATTTTCTTCCCCCTCTATTCCATTACCAGCTACATTCAATAAAAATTCGTTGTCCATATCAGTTATCTTTTTCTTTAATGGGTGATAGAGTCTGTCAAACTTTAATCTATCACTAAAAGTTATTCGTATACCTTTGTCTTTAACTTTCTTTTCTATCATAGCTAGTTTAGATTTCATCTTAACTAATGATACTGATCCTTCTATCAATTGTTCTTTAGTCCATTGTGTCATAGTATTTATAAAGAAAATTGGGGACCCAATAGGTCCCCAAAAATCTCAGGTTGGATTAACTATAAAATTTATCCAACTTACTTCGGATAGCATTTACAGCTTTCTTTCCACCGACAATATCGGCATTTGCAAATGCAACTTCGCCCGTTGCAGGTGAAGTGTAGATTTTGCACCAACGAGGTAATCCCGTCAATTCAGATTCTCGGCGAGTAACCTTTCGTGCGTTTTTCTTGCCAACTCTTGGTTGACCATGCATAACAGTCATATATATCTCCTTCTATGTTAACAAAACATGATGAACCCTTTTCATCATTTCATATACTCATTATACCACAATGAGTAATTCATACAAGCTAAAGTTATGGAGTTATCCATATACTATAAACCAACCATGGCAACATAACTACTGCTAGTATAATACCAAAATCAAATAATCTCATAGCTTTCCTCTTAACCATTTCCAGACTACCATTAAAACAATAATAGCCAAAACACCATACCATATATTACTACTTGATGCTTTCATACCAAATGCTTCTACACTTTCCAATGGTGTTGCTTCCATCACAATTGTTTGATTCATCATAGGATTTCCAGTATTTTCACCATCCATTTCTATGGTGATTTTTGGATTTCCATCCTCATCTTTACTAATACTTTTGGTCATGCTTGGCATAAATATATCTCCTTTCAAAACCAGCGGGGACGGAGAATCGAACTCCGATCTTCAGATTGGAAATCTGTAATAATACCATTATACTATACCCGCAAATAAATTTGGTGAGGGTTTCTGTTTCGAGGTACCCTCGGACCCAAAGCTGCTTATGCAGCTAATGCTAAATCGTAATCATTAGCAGTTGTATTGTGATTGATGTTTTACAAGGCCAACAATCATCCTTGTGCTGTCTTATAGTTTCCACAATCCAATCGATACCTGTTCGCCCCCCTTTGCGTTATTGGTGGAGGCGCCGGGAATCGAACCCGGGTCTTGAAAAACTTTCACTCTAAGATTATACAGCAATTCTTTTATGTAACAACACCTTGTTGAATCATATATGTAACTTCATTACACATATTTTCTATTGTACTATTATTATGAATATACAAA